TACTTCGTCAACGCCATACAGTCCATCGAGAGCTGCGTAGTGTGTAACTAGACGTGGCTCTTGTTGTGAGTAGTCAAAACAACCCCAGGTACAACCTTCTTCTGGTATAAATAAACTTCTGATCCGTGGTCCAAGTTCCTTGTTCCGTGCAGGAATCTGCTGTAAGTTTGGATTGTTATAACTAAATCTACCGGTTACAGTACCACCACTATCAGATCTAATCTGATTTATCTCTGCATGTATTCTACCTTTATGTTGATGCTTTAATATGGTATCAATAAATGTAGTATGAGATTTATTTATTTCCCTAGCACGAGCTATTTGTTTCACCACTGGGTGAGGATGATTCTGCAGAAAGTTTTTAGTAAATGATGGAGAACTTGTTTTTGCGGTTAAGTCATATGGTAGGTTCAGTTTTTGAAAGACTTTCTCTATTGAACGTGCAGCCCATATTTGAACATCTACTAATGTTTCTTTTTTTACTTTGTGTAAGCATTCTTTTTCTTCTTCTATTAATTGTTGCTTCAATCCATATGCTGCTTCAGTATCTACACGAACACCTAAAAAACGCATATCAACGAGGCAAGGAAAAAGTTCTGTCTCTAGTTTAAATATATCTTCTACATCTTCGTGATACATTTGTTTCTTCATTTCTTGCCAAAGTTTTAGAGTTAAATCTGCATCTTGTTCAGCATACTCACCAACGTACATGGCTGGTAGTTTATACATCTCTGCTTTGTGATCTACACCCCATAGGTCTGCAGTTTCCTTTAATACAGCCTCATTTTTGCCTATTCCGACGTAATCACGACCCAGACTACCTAAATCGTATCTAAAGCGATTCTCGTCCACGAGAGAGCCAGCAATCATGGTATCTACGATAGTGCCATTAATTTTAAGGCCTGCAGCACGTATAAAACATACGTCATACATAGCGTTGTGAAATATCTTAATAGCGTCTGTATTTAGGACATCTTGAAACCATTTTAGGACCATGTTCTTATCCATGTTGCCACCACCTTCGTGTGCAATAGGATAATAACCTTTCCAATCTTGGACAGCTACAGCTATACCAACTATATTACTTCGGCCAGTTATAGATCCGGAGCCCATAGTTTTAAGATCGGGATCTTTTGTTTCTAAGTCTATTGAGATCTCATCGTATTTTGATAGATCAGGAAAATCTTGTGGTGGTAGCCACTCTGTCTGTGGTTTAAATATTGGCTTCATGAGTAGTCCCTCTCTAGTATCATTTCCAAATAATGTATTGCCTTCTTTATATCTTGTTCTTTCCCTTTCGACTGATGTCGACAGATATATTTTATAGCATTACCTTCTGCAAAAAGCAATTTGTTTTCGTTTATAAACTCTGCGGGCTGAATTTTCATCGAGCGATAGTGCTTCCCGCCTACCTGCTCTTCTAGTGAATTGTATGTTGTACCTTTAAATAAATCTTTAGATGTCATATGCTTTTTTCCTTTGTGGTTCTATTATAAATAAATTGTTTTCTGTTCTTGTGCATGCAACGTAAAACAATCTGTGTGTATCATCTGGATTCTTTTGATACTCATCGTAAGCTGCTCCAGATAGTTCTGTATTAATTACTACATTCTCTCTTTCGTTTCCTTTTACCCCATGTATTGTAGAGATACTTATCCTTGGTGTGCCAGATAAATCTTCTCCTGCTTTTATTAATTTTGATATCTTTCTAATATCTTCATTTCCTAATTCATCTAATGCTTCTTGCCAGTCTGCTTCTGTTTGTAATCCATACTTATCTTTTAATGTATCTATGTCATAGAACTGGTCTTTGACCATAGCTTTGAATAGTTTCTTGTCCCAGTTTTTATTCATCTTGTTAAATATTTTTTTACAATCATTAAAGTGCATAGGTACACCTGTTTTTAATTCATCCCACTTCTGTATAATTTCGTATATGTTTTTTACTCTTGGTGTTGCTTTTCTTCTTTGCCAATATAATCCTTTCTCATCTAACACATCACCTATGTCTCCCAACATATAGTTTGCCGTTGCTAGCACTAACCATTTACCTTTGGTAAAATCTACATCATATAAACTTTGACAACGATTGACAGATCCTGTCGTATTTTTTGGATAATATTTTTTTTCTACTCTGTTTCTAACTCTGTTAATAATTTTATTTGCAAGAGCAAAAGGTTTTTGTGGCACTCTGTGTGATTGTTCTAATATTTTTCTTGTGCCTTCTAAATTTATAAATGTGTTTACATGTGCACCATTCCATTTGTAAATACCCTGGTCATCATCTCCTGCAATAAAAGAATCTGTTGCTGCTTCTTCTATTCGTCTTACTAATTTCCATTGTATCAAACTTAAATCTTGTGATTCATCAACAAACATTACACGTAACTTTGGTGGTTCACCTGATGCTAAAAATTTTTCTATCATGTCTGGAAAGTCAATCAATCCATGTTCTGATTTATATCTTTCTAACTCTTCTGATATAATTTTTAATTTGTTTAATGATACCTGTTGATTATCTGTAAGATGATAATATTTTACAGGATCTATTTCTTTTGATCGTGCTATGTTTATTAATTGTATGTATGGATTTTTTGAATAGAANACACTGTCATGATCTTCGTCTTGCTGTGTACCTTCTATCTCTAGTCCCATCTTCTCACCTAATTCTTTGTAATGTTTTTCTTTCATCACTTGATCTCTAGCTAATCCAAGTTGATTAAAACAAAAAGAGTGTAGTGTTTGAAAATATGGTAGATCATCTAACATAGATAATCTAAATTTTAATGCAGCTCTTTCTCTGCCTTCTTGTGCAGCATTTTTACTAAATGTAAAATATCCAATCTTATCTGGGTCTGTTGTCTCAAGAAATTTTTCTATATGTCCTAACAAAGTATGTGTTTTACCTGTGCCTGGTGGTCCATAAATTATAGTTCGCATTAGTAATTATCTTTCTTAAATGGTTTTGGTTTGTATGTTTCTGTTTGTTTATCAAATCTAGCTACAGCAAATACAGATAGCTTATGTCTACCCACACGTTTAGTTGTGCAATGTAGATTGTCTTTTAGCATCTGTGATGTTCTTTGGTATGGCACCTTCCAATGTTTTCTAGATAAATAATTGTGAAAGAAGTTATCAAATACAAAATGGTGGTAGCCTTCTTTGGTAAATGTACCTCCGTTTTTAAGATCTTCAAAGTCATCTTTCTGTATTCTATTTACACAATAGTCTTCAAGATAATTACGTAATATATCTTTTGTGCCTGTACCTTCTGCTGGTTCTGTTACTTCTGCATTCTCTAACAATATGTTTGTAAGTTTTTTCCAATCATTTGTTTTCAATGTTGGAGGATTAAATCGTAATTGTTTTACACACTCTTCTTGAAATAAACTTTGGTTTGTTAAATGTTTTGCAGAGTCAAGATACAATCTATCCCCATCTACATTCATGTAATAGTATGGTTCTTCTAATGCAACGACTTGTAGATCTGTAAGATTAGGAAATGTTATCTCTTGTCCTATACCAAACTTTCTAGACTTACATAGTTTTTTATCACACAAACTACACATAGGCTGGTCATTACATTTGTAACCCCAATCTTTTTTCTCATGTTGTTTTGTTATGATGTTTACTTCTATATCTGACAATGGTTGTGCCATTGCTGATTCGTTAAATAATATTAATTTTGTTTTCCAATTTTCTGGCCACTTAGACTTTGCATACACACCATAATGAAATAGTGCATTGTTTCTGCCACCCTCTCCTACTTTGTTTTGTACCATTAGTTCTACACACGGTGGTCCATCAGAGTATGGTGTCTCTGGTCTTTTAACTTCTATTGTGCTGATGTCGTCTTGTTTATATCTTTCTTGTAATTCAAAAAAAGCATCTATGCTAGCAGCTTCTCCATTCTCGAGAAAGGCATATCTTGTTGTGCTACTACAATTAAAGTATGGTAAGTTAAGAAAGTTTCCTGTATCATCTTTTGATTTTAATTCTCTTTGTTTTGGAAATACTTCTGATCCACCATAACCTAATACAGATCTTATCTCATTAAGTTTATCTTGCATCAAACTTGCAGACACATAATCTTTTGTAAATAAAAATACGTGTGCACCACCTGATTTAGATCTACATACTATCAGTGGTAATTTAAATTGTTTAATTTTGTTTATAAGTTTTTGATGATCAAAGCCTGCGTAAGAATCTATATCAATACATCCCCACTTACATTTGTTGTCATCGTTAATTGGTATGACACCTAGACTATCTACTCCGTCTAAATGTTTTTGCCATAATTCGTTTGTGACTGGTTCTCTCTTAACAAAGGATTTACCTTTTACCTTTGTACCATTACCATTTGATTCACCTACAATAGTGACACCATGCGCACGGTCCAATCCTTCAAATATATTTTTAAACTTCTCAATCATATATTTAAGTGGGCGACTCCACTCTCGCTTCGACGCCCACTACCTAGGATCTAGTAATTTGAATTAGACTTTGTAGTCTCTTCTGTACCGTGTTTAGCTTGGATCTCACCCTTACCCACAGATTCAGCAAAAGCTTTTGCCATATCATAGATACTTTTATCTGTGACTGGTCCTGCTTTTGATACATCCCAACCAAACCATGTTCCTTTGTCGTTAGACATCTGAACAGTGGATAGATTATAAATGTGGCTGTAAGTTGGCGGAGTAAACAAACCATTTTTACCCTGCATTTTAATACCCATCATCATTGAGTTCCATTTTCTACTAACTTTAAGTTGAGTAGACTTCATAGAAATCAAAGCTGTAGATGGATTATCTCCAACAGTTAATACAAAGTGGCTTGCAGTGTTTTCAAGATAGTTACCATTTGCTAATCTATCTTTGTAGTCTTTACCTCTAGTGGTTTGACTTACTATATCACTGTCTGCCTCGTGAATTGCAACAGGTGCACCAGTGCTGGTACCTCTATCTTGCCATTCAATGTATTGTCTTTTGTAAAAGACCGGTACGACTTGTAATGTGTCGAACAACTGATTAGTTACAGTGTTTATTATTTTGCCTGGCTCTGCGCCCTCGACATACTTACCATCTCTTTTGTTTACCTCTGGAGATAGTTGGCCCAAAATTTTTAAGAAAGGCAACGCAAGATCTTCTTGCGATATATTTTGAGCACCTTTATTTGCATCAGCTTCCATATCAAATGTTGCCAATGCTCCTTCTTTTTTTGTTGCTACTTGGTTCATGTTTATTTGTTCCTTTTTATTGTTGTCTTATTCTCCGAGAAAACCCCGAAGATTTCCGTTGGCATTTCTTTACCTGCCTCAATACGTTCACGGACTAACGCTTTCAAAGTCATGGGTTCTACCTTCATCTTTTGTGTCGGTTGGAACCCTTGACCTTTTGCAAGATCGGCATAATCAGCCGCCTTGTTATCTTCGTTGCGACCAAAGGATACGGATATCTCGTTTTTGATTATATCCCCTAGTCCATTATTACGAAGCCAGTTAAACGCCGCTTCTTTATTTGCTTCTGTAATAGTAGCACGATACGACGTTGAAACTTTTAGGTGCGATCCATCATGCAGTTTAAGTTCTGCAAGTCCCATCTCACTCATCATAGTAGGTATAACTTCACCTGATATATGATCTCTTTTCTTTTTTAATAATTTTATATTCTCTTCTGCTGCTTCTATTGTTGAAACAACTTTTTCTAATGATTCAACCTGATCTGCAAGAGACTGGATATTACCAGTTTTTTTCATTGCATCTTGTTGGTCTTTTTCAAAATCAATTGTCATCTATTTCTCCTCTTTCATATAAGTTTATTTCTATTGGGTAGTATTTTCTTTCTTGTTTGTCCCACTTTAGTAAATTAAATCTGCCATTGGTAATATCAGATACAATAGAACATGCAACACCTATGATTGCAGGATCGCCTGTAAGTAGTAAATAATCTCTAGGTTTATAATCTTTTAATTTTTTTCTTAATGTAAAAATTAATGGTCCTGGAGAATGTATCATTTGAGAAAACTCTGGTAGTACAAATTTAAATTGTCCATAGTGTGATGCTCCCATAATATTTATTTTTGGTGCACCTGCCTTTGTTCCTGCTATTTCTTGAATAACATAAACAGTAGGATTTAAATTTCTTTTTAAGTTTTCGTATTTCGTACTTTCTGACATTGACAAATCATATAACATCCTTTATATAGAAGTCAATAGAAAGATGAATTATAAATTTAAGACAAAACCATATAAGCATCAAATGACTGCTTTAGAAAAGTCGTGGCATAAAGAAACGTATGCATACTTTATGGAGATGGGTACCGGTAAAACAAAAGTTTTAATCGATAACATGTCTATGCTTTATGACAAAGGCAAGATAGATGGTGCATTAATTGTAGCTCCCAAAGGTGTTATAAAAACCTGGTACGAGCAAGAGCTTCCTGCGCACTTACCAGACCATATAGAAAATGTGACAGTATTGTGGCAACCAAATATTACAAAAGGACAACAAGAAAAACTAGAAAGTTTGTTTGAAATAGAAACATCTTTACATATTTTAGTTATGAATGTTGAAGCATTTAGTACAGACAAAGGTATGAAGTTTGCATCTAAGTTTTTAAGTTCACACAAAGTATTAATGGCTATTGATGAATCTACAACAATCAAAACACCAACTGCAAAACGTACAAAAAATATTATTCGTCTTAGTAAATTTGCTAAATACAGACGTATCATGACAGGTTCTCCAGTAACTAAAAACCCACTTGATTTATATACACAGTGTGAATTTTTAGACCCATACTTATTAGATCATGCATCGTATTATTCTTTTAGAAATAGATACGCTGTAATGAAATCTATGCATGTAAGAGGTAGAACAATACAAGTCGTACATGCTTTTCAAAATCTTGCAGAACTATCAGACAAACTACATGGGTTTTCTTACAGAGTATTAAAAGAAGATTGCTTAGATTTACCACCTAAAAATTTTACAAAAAGACATATTGTTCTTACAGGTGATCAAAGAAAAATTTATGATCAAATGAAAAAAACAGCACTAGCTACACTTAATGGTAAAGTTACATCTACAGTAACTGTATTAACTCAACTTATGAGAATGCATCAAATAACTTGTGGGCATTTTACAGCGGATGATGGATCCACACAATTAATACCAAACAATAGAATTACAGAACTAATGAATGTATTAGAAGAAACAGAAGGTAAAGCTATTATTTGGGCTAACTATCAGAGAGACATTACAAACATAATAGAAAGTATCATAAAAGAATATGGTCCAGGATCCGTGGTTGATTATTATGGGTTAACACCACAAGAAGAAAGACAAGAAAATATTAAAAAGTTTCAAAACGATGAGAACTGTAGATTTATTGTAGGTACACCACAAACAGGTGGTTATGGTATTACACTTACACAAGCTAACACCGTTATTTATTATTCTAATGGATATGACTTAGAAAAAAGATTACAATCAGAAGATAGAGCACACCGAATAGGCCAAGCCAAATCAGTGACTTATGTTGACTTGATTGCCGAAGATACAGTTGACGAAAAGATAACCAAAGCTTTACGTAAAAAAATAAATATAGCCTCTGAAGTATTGGGTGAAGAATTAAAAGCTTGGATTTAAACAAATATTTCTTTTGCTTTACCTAGTATTGGTTTGTATTTTGTTTTACCTTCTTCTCTATATGCATGTAAAAATTGTTTTCTAGGCATACCTTCCGTTACGCTACAATGTATCCAGCCTGAGTTTGGTTCACCAGGAACATAATACTCAAGAATTAATTGATCCCATTCTAA